CTCAAGTTCCTCCTCCAGCCGGCGGGACTCAAGATCAATCCCGTGCCGGAGGGCATCGGCCCGAGGTTCGGCGGTGACCGCGAGGAGGTCGTCAGCGATCGCGATCTGGTCGAGGATCGCGTCGAGGTCCACGGCAGGCCGGGCGTCACCTTCGGGCCGCTCCGCCGGGAACGCCTCTTCGATCGCCAGGCGGAGTGCCTGCAGGGCGTCGTCGAACACGCCAGAAACCCGACGGTGCAGCGCCTCGATGCGGCTCCGCCACTCCTCCGGCTCGTCGTCAGGAGCGGCCTTCATCGCCGCGAGCGCCTTGGCCACGGGGTCCGGGGATGAGAGCAGGAGCCCTCCGCCGTAGAGCGGTTCCGGAGCGTTCTCTATCCCGAGGATCTCGGCAGCGACCCATTCAGGATGCGTCCGGCAGAGCGACTCGAACAGGGCGGCCGGCATGTCGCCCCACGGGACCGGCTCCTCGCCACGCTCGACGAGGATGCGGTTTGGGGTGGACAGGCCGAGCCGGAGGTCGCTCTCCTGCTCGAGCCGCTTCTGCCGTTCGATGATGGGGTTGTGCGGGTCCCATTTGAACTCAATCTCGCCATCGACGTCCCAATATGCTTCGAGGAACGGGAGGATCGAGCGGTTGATCGCGCCGGCGAGGAGTTCGAGCAGCGGGAGCGTGGTCTTCCGCCAGATGGCTTCCGCCGTCTCCTGCGCCGTGGACCTATTGACGTCCTGTACGTACCCCACTTCGGACGGAGCAAGGCCGAACGCCATCCACACGAGGTTGTTATACCACTTCTGGCTGGCCAGAAATTCGAGTTCCCGGGGCGAGGCGCGGAAGGGTATCCACTGCAGGTTCTTCGCACCGAGGATCGGCATCTTGTGCGGCTTGCCGGCGATATCAGCGTTCCAGTACTCGCGGAACCGCTCGATCTCCGCCTGATTCGCCTCGACGAGGTTAAGGGCGCCTTCCGGGACCTCGTTGGCCGGGAAATATTTCAGGTTCGAGACGTCCTGGTTAATCAGGATCTCGACGAGGCGCTGCACTTTCTGGATGCGGCTGTAGCCGTAGGGCCGCCAGGTCTGCGGGTTTTCCTCGACCCAGACGATCTGATCCCGCGAGAACGGAACTGGGTCGATCGCCCGGTAGCCGAGCATCCCGGAGAGTGCCAGGTATGCGTTCTGCTGCATCAGGCGGTCCATCTGCGGGAGACCCTCCCGGTTCCAGAGGGTCGAGTCCTGCAGGACGCCGACCTGCGCCCCGACCTGCCAGTAGGCCGGTTCGTCGCTGCCCGGTGCAGGGAGACGGCCCTGCTGGTCGAGATTTTTGGTGAACGTGGCACCGTCGCGGGTATAGATCTCCTGGAGCCAGCCCTCCTCGTCTGGGACGAGCTCGAGCACGCCGGCATCGATCGAAAGGATGTCGTTCAGCCACTCTTTGCAGAGGGAATCGAACGTCGAGGGGTTCGCGTTGAACCCGCCGTCCAGGAAGTCGGTGATCGCGTCGCAGGCGGCGAAGTGCTTGCTGGTCGGTTTGTCGACGGTCGGGACGATCGCCCAGGGCGTGGTGGTGATCTGGCCCTTGATCGTATCCATCGGGACGGAGACGGTGTGCGTCTGCGAGAGGATCCGGATGGTCAGCAGGTCCTCGTAACGCGGGACTCCACGTGAAGCGTTGTAGAAGATCGACGTGGAGAGGTCAAGGCCGGCCGGCCCTCTCCCGGCACCGTTGAACGTCCGGATACCCTGGCCTTTCAGCCCGGGTGCGATTACTGCCATCCCGCCTCCTCGCAGGCCTTCACGACCGGGAACAGGTGCTGCCGCACGTCCTTCGGCGAGAGTTTGCGGATCTCGACGATGTCCCGGACGACGATGTGCAGGGCTTTCGGGTCCCGTCGCCCGATGTCTTCAGCGATCGCTGCGAGCCTATCGTCTGATGCGTCCGCCCGGGCGATCCAGACGTAGACGCGGCCGGGCTCATCCTGGAGCATCTCGACGTATTCGACGGGCGGTGCCGGGACCATGACCTCGCGGACCGGCCCCTCGACGCCGAGGAACGCCGCGAGGCGGGCGATGAATCGATCTCTGTATGTCGTCACTGTCTACCTCCTGCTGACTGAGCCGAATGCGAGCCCTGCAGGCCGCTCGACCTTTGCGAACGCGAGCATCAGGGCGTCACCGCGGTCCGGGCTTTTCCTGCCGCGCTTCTTCATATCCTCCTTCGATTCGATGACGATCTGCCCCCGGCTGTTCACCTTGTACTTGATGTTCGACAACTGCTCGATCAACTCCTCATCATCCTCGATGTCGATGTCTCCTGACTCAAATCGGGACCGGAGGCCCCACCACCACTCGGCCCGCATGTTCGCGAACCGTTCCGGGTCTGACGAGGCGGCACCGCTCTGCATCTCCTCGGCCGGGTCCTTCAGCTCGTGAAGCCGGTCGTAGACTCCTGCCCCGAGCCCGATCGCATCGATCTTTGCAGTAGTTGCTCCAGTCTCCCGGAGCGCAACCCGGACCTGCCCTACGGTCTCCATGGTGTCGCCCATCGGGATCGCCTTCCAGATCCGGGCGACGGAGCCGCGACGGTGGCAGATAACGGTCTCATCGGAGCCGAAACGGGCGACATCGACGCCGAGTTCATTCGGGGTCCCGGGCTCAAGCGTGCGCTGAACCGCCGCCTCGATCCAGTGGAGTGGGATCAGGGTGTCGTTCCCGATCGTCGGAATCTGGCCGAGGACCCGAGCCTGGTAGAGCTGCGACTCCGGCCCCCACCGCTGGTATCGTTTCGCGACCCACTGCGGCGTGACTAGGTACGGGAACGGCATCTCTTGCCCGGCGACCTTCTCCTCCCAGGCCCCGGTGGCGATATCGGCCTCGGTGATGCCGAAGGTCGTGAAGTTCGGCGTGTCAAAAGCGGAGATGGTGATCTTCGCGATGCCGGGCGTTTTGAACGCGTCCGCGAACCGGCCCGTGGTGCTTGTCGGGTTCCCGATCATCAGGAGCCGGGACTGGTCTGACGTGAGCACACCGTCGATCCCCTCGAAGATCTGGTCGCTGACACCGGCCGCCTCGTCGACGATGACAAGGATATGGTCCTCATGGAATCCCTGGAACCGGTCCGGGTCGTAGTCCGGGGCGGTGAACCCCCAGGCCCACCAATCGCTATCGAGTTTGAGCTCTTGCGAGAGTAGGGTGCCCCCGAGCGGGTAGCGCGAGCGGGCGTGCGCCGCCCGGATCTCTTTCCAGAGGATGCCCCGCACCTGCCGGTCTGTCGGGGCAGTGGTGATGACGATCGACGGGCGGTGCGTCATCAGGAACCAGAGGGCCACTCGTGCGGCGGTGAAGGACTTACCGGGCCCGTGGCAGCTCTTGACGGCAGTCTCCGGGTTGTCGCGGACGGACTCGATGATGTCGCGCTGCCGCTGCCAGAGACGATCGCCGAGGACCTCTTCGACCCACCAGACCGGGTCACGCTGTGCCCGGTCGAGCGTCGCCTTAGCGTCCTTCGTCTGTATCTGCTGCACTCTGTACCAACTCCATCCAGGAGAGCGTCCCACTGTGCTCCACTTTCTCCGCCGCGTCGAGCCCGAGGAGTTTCGCGCGGCGTTCCATGATGCGGAGACAGCGGTCAATCCCGGCGAGGTCGCCCCCCTCGACGGCTTCCCATGCTTTCAGATACAGAGCGTCGAGCCGCTGGAGTTCGAGGTCGCGGACGTGCACGGCCTCCTCCCGGCATTTGTCGGCGAGGTTTTCTAATTCTGATAAGACATAGCGGCAGGCGGTGCTCCGGTTGCACCCTAACTTCTCGCCGATCTGGGTGTAGTTCATCCCTCGCTTCCTGAGTTCAAGCGCCTTGAGTGTCTTCTCGGTGGTGCGGATGCGGCGGACGGAGCTCTTCGCGGCCGCGCCGACGTTCGTCCGGGCCATCAGTCGATCACCTCCCCGGCGATCTTCTCCATCGTCACCCCCTGAGGGAGTCCGCGAGTTGGCCCGCCTGCTCGACGATGGCGCTGAACTCATCTTCCGTGATCGCGTCGTCCTCCCAGGCGTCGCGGATGGTCGTGAGGAGATCGACCATCTCGTCGAAGGCCGCCTTAACCCTGCGGTAGACGAGGCTCCCTGTGAGATAACCGATCGCGAGCGTCACGAGCGGTGCGGCGATCGGGGCGAGGTCGG